GTTCACCCAAAAGTTCAATGATTACAATTCTATCACCAGGTTTAAGTTCAGGATTTAATTTCTTACTCATATATTTATAAATATAATGAAATATCTAATTAAAGAATCTCAAAAACAAATTATCCTTGAAGCAATAAATGACAGGATTAAAGAAGTTCAAGAGGATGGTGTTGAACTAACAAAAAAGATTATTGAAGACACCAAATCTCACGCTTCGATAAACTTAAAGATGATGCTCACATGGGGAGCGGCAATCGGAGGGTTCATGGGGCCAATTATGCAATGGTTAAATGGACAGGTACCTGAATTAACTGAAAAAGATTTATCATTAATTGCCGCAGGTATTGCTTCAGTAATATTCTTTCAAGAAAGAAGTTTTACCAAATCAATTATTAAAAAGATTAAAGAAGATGGACTTGAAGAACCATTTAAATTGGGTGCAATCAAAGCCAATCAACTTAAAACTGTTTTAGCAGGTTTTTTAAAGAGTTTGAATTTATCAGCATTTACTGTAACAAATATGTTAAGTTACGCATTCTTGGTTCCGATTATACCAATGATATATGATGCTGTTTCTGAGGGTATTTGGGATATGAAAGATACTGAAATGTTAGTTAAATCATTATCAGCATTTGGATTAATAACAATTTCAGGTAATTTCTTAAAACGACTTATGGAATTGATTATCGATAGAATCACTAAATAAAATCAATCTTTAATTCTAAATCAGTTTTTCCTTTAAAAATTCTATGATAAGTTCCTTCAGGGATTAATAATACTTGTCCTTCAGTTAATTCTATTGGTAATTGATTATCCATTTGGAATTTCCACCCTTCACCCTGAACCACTTCAATCAATCTATCTTCTCTATCACGATGCCATTGTAGTTCACCACTATCAACATTGGATTTAAAAACTCTAATCTTTGAAGTTTCTGTTAATTTTCTATCTTTATACGGTTTCATATTACCAAAATCCTGGATAAGTTTTACCACCCCACAAATAACCAAAACGGTTTAAACGACATGCCCAATAACCAGCCGTTAATCTATCTTTTTTCTTAGCACACTGATGTCTTGCAGCAAATGATTTACGTGCTTTAGGATTGGATACCTTAGCTGTTAATCCACCATGAACATCACCAAATGAAATTTTCTTAACTCTACCTGTTGATGGGTTTTTAACATAAACAACATATTTCTTACCACCACCAGTATTTCTTCTTGGTTTACCAAGTTCAACTTTCTTTCCGTTATATTCAGCTTCAGAAATAAATGATTCTTCCATCGGAGTATCCAAGTAAACAACTCTACCACTTGATAATTTAACCTGTGTTCCAAAATCAGATTCAACAAGTTCAACATCATCTTCACTTAATTCAACCATTCCCTCGTAATATAACTCACGAGCTTCTTGAATAACATTAAAGAATTCCTCAGAACCAAATCTAAAGATATTATCATTTAATGGAACTTCATTTGTTATATGATAATTAAGGTGTTCTGAGATAAGTGGTTTTTCCACCGATTCTGTAAGAACTTTTTTGATAAGTTTTTTGATATTCATTTTTTACTTCGTAATAAGAAATACAACCCAAAGAACAATGCTGAAATACAGTAAAAAATTCCTGTGGTAATCCAATAAGAATTTGTGTAATCCAAAATTGCTTTGAACATTATGTCGAACCCTATTGGATTGAAAAACATTGCGAGCATAAGGCAATAAGTGGCAACATTTTCCTTTAGAATTCGTTTCATTTTCGTCATTATCCATTAACGTGGGTTTAAAGTTTATGAACAGAGTTCGTTTTATTTATAAATATATTTGTGTGGAAGAATATTTTGTATATATTTGTATTAATAATTAAATAATCAAGTCCTATGAAAAACTTATTTCTTTCTCTTGTTTTAGTGATGATTAGTTTAGTTGCAAACTCACAATTACCAAGTCATCTCAATTTGCAAGAAATACAAAAGGAATTTATGATTCTTTATTACAAAAGATGTGATAGTTTGGGTCACAAAATAGTTGAAGATAAATCTTTAGTTTGCTTGACTGAATGCCAAGTAAATTACCTTTCAAAACTTGAAGACATTTCACACGAACAAGAGGTAGGTTCTAAGTTTTACTCTTTAGTTGATAGATATGCCTTTTTTTACCCTCAAATGTCAAAAACATCAGGTGTAAATTTAGAAATGAGTGAAGTAATTTCTTTGGCAGGTGTAGGTAAAACTTTAAATAAACAAACCAATAAAGGATTAGCAAAAAGGTTATTCAATAATTTTTTAAAATCAGATTCTCATAGAGAAATTATGGATGATAAAAAATTAATAAAAGTTAACTTCCAAGTTGGATTAAATAAATGTAATTCAATCTACATTGTTGGTGTTCTTTCTAATCAAACATTAAAATAAGTTACCATAATTAATGGTAACTTATTTGGTCTTTTTTCTTTTTTTCAAAGTGACGTTTTGCGTCACTTTGTGTTTTTCTAACACACATTGAAACTGCGTCGTCACATGATTGAGTTTTTATTGAACCGTGTTTATTACCTCTTCTTTTTTTACGTCTACCTGAACCTCCGCCAGTTAAACTAAATTTCCATTTGTATAGCATTGCCCAATATTTTTGACTTGGGTTTGTTATTTTTTCAGGAGGAGTACTATCTGGTAAAGTTACATCTCTATCACCTGGAGCGTCAACATCGTAAAATATTTGTATTTTTACTGTTGGTCTAACATATCTGTATTTTTCATATGCTTTAGCACCACCTTTATCCGCGGGTTCAGGAGTCCCAAATTCATTTCTTTTCTTTTCTAAAGTTGTTGCTTGTGGTGTATTGGGTGTGACAAAATTATTAAAATTGTAATCAACACCTTTAGGTAAAAAACTATATCCCTTAGGTGGATTTGGGCCAGATGTACCATCACCATTTTGACCTTTAGCATTTATAGTCGTATTACGTTTACCTGTACACCACCCACCTTTTAAATTTTCATAATTTTTCATTAAAAAGTTTTCAACAGTTGCTGCTCTTGCTTCTGATAATTTTTCAAAACTTAAATCTTTGGCCTCACCTTGATTTCTAAATCGGCTAGCACTTGATTCTAAAGAAATACTTTGTATACATATTCCCGCATTAGGGTAAGTTTGTCTAAGATTGTCTAACGCAGTCTTGTATGGTTCAACAAAAGTTTGATAAAATTCATTTTCGCCTGCCGGTTTTAATCTCCAACTATTATTATCAAAAAAATCTTGTTGTACAACTTCGGATGGAATTATAACCGTATCAAGTTCTGGTGGTGTCTCAGACTTATTTGGTAGTTTCTGTTTTGGTAATTTCTCAAGTTCAGAAAATGATTGTCTTGTTCCTAATCTACAGTATTTATATCTATCTCGACCTTCAGAATTTTTTACTTTTTTAATAATATCCGCAGCGAAATACATGTCGTCAGTTTTTATTTTTCCCCATAGGTCGATTTGGTCTTGACCCGTAAGAATATTTTTTACGTACCCATTTTGATTTTCTTGGTAAACTAATGATTGAGCTTCACGGTATAAATCCATAAACTTTTCATTATCTTCAGTATTTTCACCTTTAGATTTAAATAACTCATACTTTTCTGAATAACCACCTTCACCTTGAGTTAATTTACTTGATGACTGAGATATAAATCTTTTTCTATCAGGAGTTTGTTCGCTAATAACTTTCTGTATAATTGCAACTAAATCATTTTCAGTTAACCTAACTATTTTTTTCATAAAAAAACTTTTTATATAAATAGATGAAATTTTAAAAAAAAGTATACTTATTGCTAAATAAATGAAATAATGGCAGCTAAAACAACTAAATCATCTAACTCAACGAAGGTTTCATTCGGAGTTAAGAAATCAGGTAAATCAACAAAGAAATTTACCGCAAATAAAAGAAGTAAGAATTACAAAAAACCTTACAGAGGTCAAGGGAGATAAACATGAAAGAATACATTAAAAAACAAATCGGAAACATTAAACAGTTTTCATTTGCCGAGATGACTTCCAATAGTTCAGGAAAGACATCAGGAAGTGGAACTGCGGGTCTTTACATCGTGTTTATCGGAGGTTTAACATTCTTTATGGGTTGTATCGATAAAATGTTTTTAAACAAAGATATTGACGTTATAACACAATCAATAATCCTTGTTGGTATTGGAGCAACTCTTTTAGGTTATAGAAAATCAAAAGATAAAACAGAAGAACCTACGGTAGAAGAAGTACAAGAAACTACTGAAGAAAGTGAAACTATAAACTAGTTCCACCATCTTTCAATATTTTCACTCAATACTTTGAAAAGTAATTTCCTTGCCCTTTCGTGATTGTATCTTCCAATATTCAAGGCAATTCTTGATTTAACATCGTATGAAGTTAAATCCTCGTTGTCAATTTTAAAAATTTGATGTTTTTTGTTGGTAACAATTTTTTTGTAAACTAATGGGTATTTTTTGAAAAAATCATTTAAGTTTTCTTTTTTCAAACGGGTCTCCATATAATAACCACCTAAATCATCTTCGATATCATCACCTGTTGGAACAAAGAAAAAATCTTTATCTTCATAGTCCATATATTCCATAACATAAAATTCTTCCTGAACTTTTTCCATCAGTTTGACACATAACATCATTCTTTTAGCATCAAGGTCTGAATTAGTGTGAAATCCTTTTTCTTTAATGTACTTAGCTTGTTTTTCTAACTTAAACTTAAAAACCTCAAAAATATAATGGTCATCCCAATCCCTGTCTTTCCAAATGATAGGGAACCATTTAATTAAATTACCAACTGAGGTAAAAAAACCTCTTACCTTATAACCGATTTTAGACCAATAAAGTTCTTTTATTTTTTCAATCATAATTCAAGAATTGCCTTTTTACTAATTAAACTTTTCTTTAAGGAAACAATACTACATTCAAAGTCCAAAGAATATTGTGTTAATTCTTCAGAATTTTCATATTTTTTAACATAAAAATCAATCAGATTTTCGGCAGATTGAATTTGTCCAAAGTGGGTAATCGAACCAATTACCTTACGTATCCATTGAAAGTCCCTATCCATAGGACAAATATACATAATCTTTCTTAATTATACAACAACGCAGTTAGTTGTGGATTACTTTTTTCGTACATACGAATCATAATACCTGCTTCAGTATTAGCATAATTCTCTTGAGATTGGGTGTTAAACCCTTGTAACTTGATATTTCTTTGACGAGCAAACTCATGAACCCACTCGTGAGCAACAGTTCTTAAAATGTCAATTAACATTCTTCCACCCGCAAGTACTTTAATTCTACCAGTGATTTCACTACCTGTGGTCATTTTACCAAAACGTTCACCAAGAAGATGGATATCAACGTCTTTCTTAAGTGGAGAGTTTTTTTGACAAAATCTCAAAAAGTCCTGAATAACGTTTATTTCTTCAGAACCAAGCCCACTAGATTTATCATATAAATTTACTTTCATCTTAACAATAAATATCTTATATTTCTTTTGTATATATAATTATGAAAAAGAGTTTTTTTGAAAAAGTCCTAAACAAAACAAACAAAAAAGACATCGACCAATGGTTCGGTGAAAATTCTGAAATCAAAGTTACGGAATTTTCTCATTCAATTAGTCAGAAAAAAAACATTTTATCAGTAAAATTATACCCATCAAATTATGAATACGCTATCGAACTTTTTCCGGAAGGCTTGGAAATTCTTGTCTTACATACTATCAAAAGTCTTTCACTTCCTGAGGATTATATATTAACAACATCTATAGAACACTAAATTATGGCACATCCAATAATCCATGCAAAATCATCCGTGAAAAAATTCGGAGGAAAATGGGAAGATTATATCCATTTACATGAATGGTTAGATGAAACAAAAGGTTGGTACGGACATTCATCTCACAGAATGTTTCGTCATCACTCTGAAGGTATATTTGAAATGGAACAACGTTTTGGTGCTGAATTTAAAAACAGTGATGGGAAAACTGTATACACCCGTTATGTCGGTGAACAACATGTTATGGAGGATTGTAACGGATATATCCCATCAGCAAAAGAATGGGTGTTAGCATTAGAAAATAAACAAAGACCTTTATGGATGATTAAAACCATGAAGTTAGAAATTGATGATTGATATTTATTATTATGAAAGAATTATTAAATAACCCTGAAACTATAAAAAATTTTAAACTTTTACATTATATCCTATTAAGTAATGGTCTTACTCGTGTCAGTAATGACTTTTATGTTGATTACGACGGGAATGTTGATTATCACTTCTCACCTTGGACTAATAAAGGTGGAGCTTATGATATTATACCTAATAAATTATTTGATTTTTTAGATAATTTTTTTGATTCTATTAAAGATGAAGTTTTAGATTCACTAGAAGGTGATGGTGACTCTAGAGCGACGGTATCATGTGAGTATTCAACAAGAGATAAAACTTTTACAATTGATGAAAGTATTCAAACTATGGGTTATGAATCATATTACCAAGAGTTTGAAATTGACGAAAAGGAATTACTTGAGGATATGGTTCAGTGGAAAGAAGATGGTAAACTTAAAATTAGAGTTGATTTTAGTGGTTCAGGTGATTCAGGTTATATTGATGACGTTGGTCTAATCAATGATACTGATGACAAACATTATGAATTTACAGCGGTTTGGGAAAATAAGTTATACAACATTTTGGAGCAAAATCATGGTGGATGGGAAATAAATGAAGGTTCTGAGGGAACATTTATAATTAACAATGAAAACCAAACAATAGAATTAGATTTTCGTATGAATGTTGAACAATCTTCAACAGGTTACGAATTTAAACACCAATTTGAGTTTTAATAAACCTGAATAGTTCTTTGCGGTCTGTCATCACCAAAGTCAGGACAGAAATAAACATTGTTACCATCGTGGTAAATTGTTCCACCAACTCCATTAGGAATTTTGTGTTTTTCATGGAATTTATCATCCAAATCTATTTGGTGATTTCCATCATGAATAACAAAACATAAGTTTTCAAAACCACACTTATATTGTTGGTCTTTGTTTTTATGTTTCATAAACTCGTCAAAAGACATTACGTATCTTGCATCTTCGTTAAGGTATCTTTTAACTATAAATTCTAATTGACTTTCTGTAATAATAAACTTTTTCATATACTATAAATATAAGGGTTAAGAATAAATTCCTTGACTATAAATTTTCCATTCTTTTTCTCTTCGGTCTCTATGACTAAAATCTAAAAAGTTAATTTTAACTGAATTAGAATTTGGATTCATTTTTAAAGAAGTACTTAATTTTGGGGCCTTTGTTGTACAACCCGCAAATCCAACTTGATAACATAATGATGATAATGCATCAACTTGTTTTTGATTTAAATTAGGATATATTGCTAATAACTTACCTGCCAATTTATTTAAAGCAGTTTTTAAATACGTTTTAGCAATATCTTTTGTTATTGATGGGTCTTTAGGTGATACTTTTCTACCATCAGGGTAATAAACCGTACCATAACCAATTGTCGGGGTTCCAGATGGAACTCTACCTTTTAAACAACAATCAGATTCTCCTCTAATACATTTACCACCTTTAGCATCATCATAAACACAAGGAACAAAAAACTCAATATTACCAACAAAATTTACAAGATTATCTGAAACACCTGTAGGTTTTTGATTGGTTTTCTCATTTTTTTTAGATATTTCACTTGAGGCTTTTTGAAGACCGGATTTAATTGTTTTATTTATATCACTAACAACACCTCCCGAATCTGGTTTCATTTGGTCTTTTGGTTGACCCATAGAAGACCATTTATCCATAAAATTTGGTTCTTTATTTGATTGGTTAAAACCCATAGTTTTATTAATGTCATCAAAAACTGATTGCTCATTAATATTTGGTTTTAACACAGTCATTGCTTCAGGAAAATCCTTATTTAAAACATCCTCATCTTTATTTGTATAAGGAATATTCTGTAAAACATATCTAATTGAATTTAAACCTGAAATCTTTTTATCGTTAGAATCCAAAACAACCCAAGGATGGTTTACAGTGGATGTTTTATCAAAAAGTTTTTGTTTATACTCTGTAAACTTTTCCCACACATCTTGCATTTTTTCATCATTCTCAGAATACTTCCAATATTTCAATGGTGACTTTTGTCTAAAATCAAATCTTTTAGCCTGAGTTTCTTTATCTATTGAGAACCAAAGTTTGAATAGATAATCACCGTCAATAACTAATGACTCCTCAAAGTCCTGAACATTATCCATAAAGTCTTCATATTCATCTGAAGAACCATAACCCATAACAGGTTCCACTAAACCTCTATTATACCAACTTCTATCAAAGAAGTTTATCTTACCTTTCTCAATTTGATTTCTGTATCTATCCCACCAGTTCTTTCTTTCATCGGGTGTAGGAATACCAAGAGCAATAACTTTATAATATCTTGGATTTAAGTTTTCAGTAAACTTTTTAATTGTTGAACCTTTACCTGCAGAATCTCTTCCTTCAAAAACAATAATAACAGTTTTACCTGTTTGTTTTAACCATTCCTGTAGTTTTAATAATTCAACCTGAAGGAAAAATAATTCTTTCTTATAAATGTCCTTATCTAATATTGATGGCTCTTCTTCAGGACTAACAACTTCTTTTTTAGTTTTTCTTTTTTCTAATGATTTAGTTAGTTGTTTGAAAAATTCAAAAATATTAATGTCTTTACTACCTTTTAATTTTAAAGTTTTTAAAATACCTCTTGTAACTAATCCAAAATCAACTAAGCCATCTTTTGAATATTCTTCAATCTTATTAATGAATTTTTGAATTTGAGCACTATATACTTTGTTATCTTTTAAAACCGCAACAAGAGATTTAACCTCAGGGCTATACTTTGGTTTGTCAGCTTCTGTCAAACCCATTATGTTTTTCATCTTACTAACTTCAGTTAATAAATTCCTCATACTGATAAATACTTTTTAATAAATATTTTGTTAATGTTGATTATTTTTAATAAAACGCATATATTTAATTTTAATGGTAACAAAAAAAGTTAAAAGAAAACTACGAAATTTAAACAACAATAATATTTTTAAGAAATCCTGACATTTGTCAGGATTTTTTTTGCCCTTTTAATAAATAAAATAAAAAAAAACAAAAAATGAAAAACACAGAAACTTACAACGAGTTAGTTCAAAAGATGAGAACATTCTTCCAAAACAAAGGTTTTAAAGAAGTTCCAACTCAATCAAGATTATCAATCTTGGCGGCGTGTGAAAATCCACACTCAATAACAACATTCAATTATCAAGGAGAAGTATGGCCACTACCACAGACGGGTCAAATGTGGTTAGAATACGAACTTCTTAAGAATCCTGAATGGAACGGTGTCTATTGTATTTCAACGTCTTATAGACAAGAAAAAGACCCAATTCCAGGTCGTCACGAAATGATTTTTCCAATGTTTGAATTCGAATCAAAAGGTGGAATGAAAGAAATGTTAAAACTTGAATCTGAACTTTTAGATTATTTAGGTTTTGATTCACCTGTAGAAGTTAACTACGATGATGTATGTGAAGAGTACGGTGGAGTTTCAATTTTAGAAAACGAACACGAAACAAGAATGTGGGAAGAAAAAGGTTCAGTCGTCTCACTTCAAAATTTCCCATACAGAACAAACCCATTTTGGAACATGAGAGAAAGTGAAAACAAAATATTCAACAAAGTTGATGTAATTCTTTACGGACAAGAAACAATTGGTTCCGCAGAAAGAAGTTCTAACGTA